TCGTATTCGATTACTATTTCATCGTGTAGTAAATTACTAAACTGTGAAGTATCTATTGTATGATTATTTATGTGAAACAGTTGAATCATTTATAACTTTTTTCATTTTTGTTGTATCCATAGAACAATCTGTTGCCATATTAACATCGGATATGTCTTTTAAATAAATAGGCTCTATACTACTATTTTCATTTTTTACGAAGTCGTAAACAGATTGTGATTCACCACCTACATTAATTATACCTTTTTTATCTAACAATCTCAAAGTAATCTTAGCAGCATCCTTTATCCACATCAAACTCTTTTTCATATCTTTAATAGCTTTCGGATGTGGAAATGGTTTTTTGTTCATAGCCATTCTTAGTATCAAATGTTTGTCATACATTTGAACTGCACACTCACCACCTAATTTAGACCATCCATATTTTGTAAATGGTTTCATAGCATCAGTTTCTTTGTAGTTTCCATCCTTACCTTCATAGACATAATCAGTAGATATATAAATTATTTTCTTATTATATCTTTCACACATTAGAACGGTATTGGCAGTTCCAACTATATTTGTCTGTATACTTAACGATGGATTATCCTCGTGTATAACCATAGGTCTAGTTATAGCAGCTGCGTGTATTACAATATCAAATTCCGATTGGTGTGTGTAAAAGTATCTATCTAGTTTCCAATAGTCTCTTATATCAGCATCATCTTTAGTTGGTGTAAGAAACGAGTGTTCTTTACCTTGTTTAACCAGATGTTTACAAAAATCACCCTCTCCTCCAGTAATTAATATTCTCAATCAAACTCCAAATTATTATTAAACTTGGCTTTAATTTGTTCACCCTCTACATCTTTAGACCAAAACATAACACCTAATGTTTTCCTATCCATACCTTTAGTAATTTCAGGTAATCCATGCCAAGAATTTTCTGAACATTTAAATATATTTAATTGATTAAATTTATATGGTATAGTTCCATGCTCCTCTCCGTTATGAACTCTCAAGTCAAAAGAAGAATCATATTCCTCTGACAAACAAAGTATTGCACTAAATTCTCTTTTCCAATCTTTGTGTATTCCGTGATGACTGGCATCAACATGCATTCCTAAGTAACCACCCTCTCCATTTTTGTTAGGTGTAACCATCATACCACCACCATAATGAGACATGTCAGGAAAACATTTAGTATTGAATCCCATCATCATATCGGGATTACAATGTGTTGCTATATAATCTAACAAAAGTAAAGCTGGAGTTGGAACATTCTCACGACCTAACTTAGAACAATACTGAATCTGTCCAGCATCATCTCCACCATACTTAACCCAATCTTCAACCTCATCAAAACTCTCAGCAGCTGCTCTTACCATTGCCTCTGAAGGATGAAAATTTTCTATTGTCATCGCTGGATATGGTTTTTCTATTTTAGTTACTTTCATTTTAAATATTCAACATAATATACAAATAAATAATCATTAAGTCAAGAATTATGACGATAAGTTATTTTTTATTTTTTTGAAATCACTATAATTTTCTATGTAATCTTTTACGTTATAATGTGTGTTTGCTAAAACTAATAAGACAGAATTTTCGTTTTCATAAATTTGTTCATCCCAAATTAGTTCAGGAATATATAATGCCTTTTCAGGCCTATCTAACACATAATTTTTTATATTTTTACCATCATCACATAAAACAGTTACTTTACCACTCAAAGCAATTAGAATTTGTTTAGTTTTTAGATGACTATGTTTTCCTCTATCATTTTGATTTTGAACACCATATACATAAAACATTCTTTTGACTCTAAATGGTATATCTCTATCTAACTCAATTGGTGTTAATTTACCATCTGGCTCAATAAATGTTTTTAACGTAAATTCTTTTACATCGTCTATCGTTATCATTTATTCTCCGTTGTCCACTCTTCTCCAAAGTGTCCGACTGGTACTCTGAACTCATCCTTTGGATTATATTTTTCTGTTAGATAATACAATAAAATAGAGTTTGGTTCTAATGCTCTATATCCATGATATACTCCTGGTTTCATTTCAATGACTCTCGGATTCTTATCAGATAGATAAACAAATTCACAACCATCTTCTTCTGTAGCCATTCCTACTTTGAAAGAACCTTTTATACAAGTCCAATAATCAGATTGTATATCGTGTTTGTGCCAAGCCACAATGTGTTCTGTGCTATTAACATAGGAAACATTTATCTGCCCATCTATGACTTCAAATACATCTAATAACCTTTGAGCTCTATCGTCTTCATTATAATACATAAAATTCTCCTATGAAAATGACATTACTCGTGGCACATGAGTTATAAACTGTCCACCATTCTCTACGAATTTTCTCTCACTATTAGCTATGAAATCTTTAAAGTTCCAAGCTCCCAAAAAAACATAGTCGTATTCATTTAAATCTACAGACTCCCTATCGACCACAGGTATGTGGCTACCAGGTGCTAATAAATTCTGTTTATCTGGCGTAGTATCAGTAATACAGTCTATTAGAGAACTATCGATTCCACAGTAGTTAAACACCGTTGTGGACTTAGATGTAGCTCCAACACTCACAACCCTCTTTCCGTTTAATTTAAAATCTCTTAGTAATTCAATTAACTCTTTTTTTGATTGTTCAACTCTTTTTGCAAATTCCACATAAGTTTCAAACTCATTGATTCCAAATAGTTTCTCATTGAGAATATTATCTCTTACACTTTCTTTGACTGTGTTATTAGATGGAATATTTGGCTTCTTAACGTATATCCTATTAGAACCACCATGAACTGATAAGTTGTCAACATCAAAAATAATCAAACCATTCTTTCTTAAAATACTGTCAAGTGCTGTGACTGAAAATACATGTGCATGTTCATCATATATTTGGTCATACGAACCTCTCTCTAACATTGTCAATAGTGATGGATCTTCAAAAACAAACACACCATTATCACTAAGTAAGTTTTCAACTGCCGAAAAACAATCATCTAAATCTTGTATGTGACAAATACAATTAGCAGCATAAATCAAATCCATACTCCCAACAGAACTTTTAATATCATTAGATAATCTTTTTGTCCAAAATTGTGTCCAAGTTTTATATCCCTTATTACCAGTTATTTTAGCAAAATTATCACATGGCTCTACACAAAAAGAGTTTTCTGGTTCAAACTTTGATATAAAAGAACCATCATTTGAACCTATCTCTAAAACTTTTTTCGGACTAAATTCAGAATCTAACATTTCAGCGGTGCTTTTGAAATGATTTACCATAGGTGTTGATAATGAAGTATTGTATTTATAATCTTTATTAAACATCATTTCTGGTCGCACAAACTCTTTCATAGAAACCAACTTAGTTTCCTCATCAAAAACTACTTTTAAATCAAAGAAGAACTCATCATTAATTTCTTCTTCCTTTAAAAACTTATTTGCTATAGGTTGTCTGCCTAAATCTAAAAACTCTTTTTTCATCTAATTAACTCCTTGCTTGTAAATAACAAATCTTTTTGAACTATAGTTTCTCCATCATAATGCTCACCGATACTCATTCTTTTTTCAAAACCAATATTATTCATATAATTAATAGTCTCTTCAGCTGTTGGTGCTCCTAAATTATATTCAATAAAAGCTACCTCTAATATTATAGCAGTTGATTTACTAACTAAATTTTTACCACCTTTTAATATATCTAACTCAGAACCTTGTGTATCTATTTTTATCAAGTCAAATGAAGAATCATCTTCAAATAAATTATCTAATACTTGTAATCTCACTTTATTTTTTTGAACTAGATTTTGTATATCCCAATAATTAGCCTCTTCATAATACGAATTTCCCTCTGTATGTGGTTTGTCACTTCTAGTATAAAAAGTAACTTCTCTTTCTTCATCACCTAAAGCAGCTATGAGGTATTCATCTTCCACCATGAAAGTCATACTCTTTAATTGTTGGTCGTGTAGAGGATTAGCCTCTATCATAAAAATAGGAGTGGTTGGCCAAACTTCTTTTGACCACCTATAAAATTGTCCTGAGTGTGCACCGATGTCTAAAATATTATTCGGCTCTATACCCAAATCTCTAACATCGCCTAATCTCATTGTTTGACCTTTTCTATAGGACATACTATACCTTTTTAACTAGCAACCCAAAATCTCTAAAATACAAATAATCTATGTTTGTTCTCAAAAAGCAATCTAATGCATGTTCTGGAGTTTCAACAATGGGTTCTCTATCATTAAAACTTGTATTGAGAACAATAGGAACTCCTGTTCTTTCACCAAACTTTTTAATAAAATTATGATACCATTTATTATCTTCTTCATCAACACTCTGTAACCTAGCAGTTCCATCATTGTGTGTTACTGCTGGAACTTTATCAGCCATACCATCTTTAAACTTTAATGCTATACTCATGTAAGGACTATCTACATCGTGTACAAACCAATTTGAAACCTCTTCTCTTAATATCGATGGAGCGAATGGTCTAAACCATTGTCTGTGCTTTACCTTATCATTTATAATGTCCTTCATTTTAAGACTTCTTGGATCAGCTAATATACTTCTATTACCCAACGCTCTTCTACCCGACTCCGATCCACCACCATAAACTGATATTACGTTGTCATCTTCTGTCAATAAGTCTACCACAAAATCATCATCCGTTTGACTGAAAGTACACTCATTATCACGCGCTCTCAGAGCCTTCTGTATATCATCATCATCATAAGTTTTTCCTAAATATGGACTTCTATTTTGTGGATTGTTGTATATTCTTGGATTATCTAACACATGATGCCAAACATATCTACACCCACCTAATGTTAAACCAGCATCATATGGTATCGGATCACAATATATATTCGTATCTGGAAACCAATCAAACATCTTACCCACCATAACACAATTTAAACTAACCCCACCAGACAAACAAATGTTCTTTGGTTTATACTTTTCTATATAAGAACCAAATAATTCTTTACAAACATTCTCTGTTTCTAATTGAAGCGAAGCAGCTATATCAAACTTATTCTGCTCCGATTTGCATACCTGATAATGTAATTCCCTTGTATCTACTGGTCCTGTACCACCCGAACCCATATTTTTAAAGTGATTAATGTACTTATCTGGATTACCAAAAGCAGCCATTCCCATGACAGTTCCCTCTTCACCCCTCTTAACTGGATTTCTATTCAAACCAAATATATGATATGTACAATGATCCCAATACACCCCAACATTTAACTTAACTCTATCAATTATCTCAATAGGTTCTATTTTATTGTCTCTACCTAACCAAAATGTTGTAGCTGTAACAGTAGCACCAGGTTTAGGCCATTCATCTAAGTCAGACCAACTATTTTCTCTACCATCATTATAGTCCACACCACCACCATCTATTGTAATTATCAAAGCATCTTTAAAAGGACTAGTATAAAATGAGTTAGCGGCATGTGCCTGATGATGGTTGGTTATAAATAATTTAGCAGATGGAACAGCAGACTTAAACTGGTCCTCTGAATAACTAAAGTATTGTTTAAATTTACCTGTTCTATTAGTTACAATATAACCAAAATCCCTATCGGTTTCTTGTTCTAAAAATAACTTTAAAGAATCACCCTTACAACCCTTTTGCCTGTTAAATCTTTCAAGTTCATTATGCACTACTGGAACACCATCTTCTAAAATAGCATAAGCAGAATCGTGTCCACCATGTAATCCTAATATTTTCATTCTTTTACTCCTGTAAGTTTCTTAATGTTTCTACACCTTCACAAACTAATTTAATATTATGCCACGCACCGCCTTTATTTGCCCAAGGTTTATGAATACCAAATGGAGCTTTCATATCAAGTGGTGAAATATATCCATTGTCTATTGCGAAAGTTATTACATCTCTAGTGGTTGGTTTAGTGACATACTCTGAAAAGAAATAATCTTCTGAATAAGGTTTTCCTGCAGCAAGATATTCATCGAAATGATTCTTAACTAAATCCAACATAACCTCTTTATTTCTTATAGATAGAGCACCATTCATTGGTAATACTTGTGGTCCATTGTATGGTGCAGAGTATGCACCTCCAGGTTTTAGTGTTGGGTATAAATCATCTAACGGTTCGTATAGTTGCGATCCCCAATAACCACCTATATAATCATAGTTTTCAAACTGACTAATTTCATACTCTGAATTTGGACATAGCATAGTGTCACACTCAAATTTTAATAATATGTCCCCATTGATATTGTCCCAAAAACCCTCTGTTCTTAGTAAATCACTTTCATCTTTATGTGTCATATTTTCAACACCTAAATTATGTAACACAAACCTTTCATTAGAATTAGCATTAGATATTATTTCACTTTCGTCTATTATACCTTTTATATAATCAATGTTGTGAGTACCGTGGTTTATTTGAACACCCCATTCTTTTGGCAAAACACTCAAGAAATTTTCCAAGACAAATTTCAATGCTTTGTGTCTTCTCGGTTCGGTTAAAAATGCTATCTTTCTCATTTACTTGCCTCTAAAGTAAAAGTCTCTAGTTGTAAAATTTCTGGTGTAAGACCATATTTTACATTAACTGAATCTGAACAATTTTCTAAATCTTTTAGATTTTCATCTTCACTCTCATTTATCAAATATGATTTCACTTTAGTAAACCCAACTGATTCAAGTAAATCTTTAAGCACTTTTTTATCATATATGAAAACATGTCCCCAAGCCCTAACAAAATTATTAATAACATAAGTATCTATTGCAGTAAAAACATCATAAGCCGGATGATTAACATTATAATCAATGTACTTCTTCTGTAAGTCTGTCTTATTGTCGTTATAGAGTTCGATAAAAAACTTCAAATCAGGTGTTGAAATTCTAATTTTACCATCATTTTTTAAAACCCTAAAAGATTCCTCTAACATAAATTTACCGTCTTGCAGACTTATGTGCTCAATCATATGTTCAGAAAATATATAATCAACACTATTATCTTCATAAGGAAATTTTTCAGTAACATCTAAATATTTACATCTTCTTAAAGATTTATCAGAGTCGGTATTTATCCACCCATTAATAATATTTCTACCACAACCCAAATGTAATTTTATCATTTACCTATCACCTTTTCTACATATTCTTTTAAACTGTGTTTTGGTTTCCAACCAAGTTTCAACTCTGCTACAGCATAATCACATAATGTTCTATCATACTCACCCTTACGTGCTGGAAGATACTCTCTAGGATAATCCTTACCAAACATGTCTGCTACTTCATTAATTGAAAAATTAACTCCGGTACCCAACTCGAAAAATTGAGCTTTAAATTCATGATTAACACATCTTACTAAACCATCTACAATATCTTCAACATGAGTAAAGTCTCTTCTCTGTTGACCATCAGCAGTAATTGTCAATGACTCACCATTTCTATATTGTTTTTCAAAAATACCTAAAACCGTTGAATAATCTCCATCCTCTAATTGGTAAGGTCCATAAACATTGTAAAATCTACATATAGAAGTTGTAAGGTCATATACACTACTATATAGTTTACATAACTCTTCACCACTCCATTTTGACCAAGCATATGGACTCTCATATAATCCATGATGAAACGAACTAGAACCAGCATAAACAACTGGTATATTTTTTAGTCTCGCATATTCCAATACATTAAGAGTTGATATAAAATTGTTTTCTATATGTGGAGCAGGATCTGTTAATGATGGTTGAATTCTAGCTAAAGCTCCTATGTGAAATATTACATCTACATTATCCATAAAAAATGTATAGTCTTTGGTTTCAGATAAATCTACATCAAAATACTGACAACCATCTTGTTCATTTTCTTTTTTACCTGTCGAGTAATTGTCTAAAGAAACCACTTTATGTCCGTCTTTCAATAACCTCTTTACTAAATTTGTACCTATGAATCCGGCACCTCCTGTAACTATAGCTCTCATAACCTTTTTCCCCTATTGATCTTCAATTGAATGAATTCTTGTTCTTTTGTCTTTATCTCTAAATAAATAGTTTTTAAAATCAACTAATTCAAATTTTATTTTATTATTTTCTAAATGTCTTTGTAATATTTGTTCATGCCCCATATTATCTGGCTTATCACAATAATGAGCTGTATGTATTCCGTCTTGATGAGAATTTATAATATCCACAATATTAGGAAAAACATCAGAATAAACATCCATATTTTTACTTGAACCTATTGCAAATTGATCATTAAACCCATAGTTATGACTATTGTCATCTGGAGCATATATTACAGATTTGTCCAATCTGTCAAGGTTCAAAGGTTCAGATAAACCAAAGTCTGACCTTGTTCTTATAACCCAATCATATTCAAAATTATTTTCTATTTCAAATTCCTTTTTCAACTGATTGCATTTATATATACTATATAAACTACTGCAAACACCAAAGGTATGAGTGTATTGTAATTTTCTTTGTTCTAATACTTCAGGAACATCTAAGTCAACTTGTTTCTCAATAATCATTTTATTAATGTTAAAATTTTCATATAATTTTCCCACCCAATCATTATTCATAGGCTCACTTACTTCATCTTCTCTACCATCATAAAGTATTTTTTTAAATGTTTTTTGATTAGAGTTAGTATCCCACCAAGCATGGACAAAAACTTCAAAATCAAATTTCATATTATCAGTAATATTTTGTATACCTCTGTACACATTTCTTGGTTGTCCTGATAAACATAAAGCTACTCTCATATATACCTCACTATATAATCACTACAAATTCCAGCACAACCATCAACATCAATTGTTTGTAATTCTGGCAAAACACAAATTGATTTTTCTGTGAGTGGTTGTGTTGGATAAGTCCAAATGTATTCTTGGGATGTCAATGTTACATTATCGTTTTGATGAAAAAAACAATGAGCACCTAATTCTAACAACTCCTTTAATGCCTTAACATTTTTAGCATGACACCAAACTTCTTTCTTTAATAAAAAATCAGAATCTACTCTATATTGTGGTCTATCATGACCAGTCCACCAAGTATCTGTATACCAAACATCAAGTTCAATATTAAATCCTTGTGCGATAGCTTCTTCACAATACTTTTGTCCATTTTCATACTCATTCGGACCATTCATATTTCCTCTATGTGCTATTAAAATCATTTATATACCTCTCTAAATCTTCTGGTGTTCCTAATCCCCACATTTTTTCAATTGGGAATATTTTAATTTTCTTTTCATCCTCAATAGATTCATTGTAAACAGGACAAACATAAAATTCATTATTAGTTCGTATGTCTTTTTCAATCATTTGTTCAGCATACTTTACATAATCAGAACCCTTTCTCCAATAATAAACACCAACAGTAGCAATATTAGAAATAGGTTTCTTTTCAGCAACTTCAGTTACAAATCCATTTTCACCTAACTTAGCAAATGACCACTTAGGATGAGTTGCTTCAAATGAAACAATGCCACCATCAACATCATCAGCAACCATAGAGTACATAAACTCATTACTATCCCACTCTAAAAATTGATCTGAATTAGCCATTACTAATGGTTCATCATTATCTATTAATTCTTTTGCCAATAAAGTTGTACAAGCAGCTCCCTCTGTTATCCCATCCACTTGAACAATCTCACAATTATTATCGGTTATTAAATTTAACAGATACTTTAAATTATATTTTTTATAATGATTCTTTTGAACAATAAATATATGTTTAGCATCTATATTCAAATTCTCAACTACAACTTGTATCATCGGTTTACCATTAACCTCAATCAAAGGTTTTGGAAATGTATAACCTGCTTGTTCAAATCTTGAACCGGCACCTGCCATTGGTATTAATACATTCATATCTCCACCTTGCCATTTTGGTTTAACCTCTCCATTTTTATTAGCCAAATCTATGACTCTCTTTACCTTTTCATAAGAAACATCGTTACTATCTTCCACCGCACATAAATGAGCACCACTACTTAAAGCACCTTTTCTGCCTATATGCGAATCCTCTATTATAACAGTTTCATTCGGATTAACTTCGGCTTTAATCATGCATCTTAAATATATTTCCGAATTAGGTTTTGGGTTTTTTACATCTTGATTTGTGTATAAAAAATCAATGTGTTCAAAGAAACCCTTTCTTATGAGTTGTAATTTAGCAGTTTTTCTAATTGAATTTGTAGCACAAGCTATTATATAACCTTCTGACTTTAAGCTTCTTAATATACTTTGTATTCTATCATCGACTGAAAACCCATCGATTATTTTTAAAGTCATATCCTGTTTCATATTATGTATGGTATCGTGTAGTTTCTCTGACAAATCTTTGTTTTTAGATAACATTTTAAGTTTTCTCGTAGTTGTTAACCCATCGTATGTAGAAAGATGCTCATCTCTTTGAATTATATATTTTTCATCAATAGAACCTAATGCTTTATTTAATGCTTTGTAATGTAACTCCCTAGCATCAACCAAAACACCATCTAAATCAAATATTATAAGTTTTATCATATTCTACTCTCCAGGTAATGGTCTTGTACATCAACATGACCTACATGAAGTATAATTTCATTTCCACATCCTATGTAACCACTACCAACTCCCCATTGCTGTGGCATTGAATAAGGATGTATACCGATATTCCAACTAGCTCTACTCATCTGTAGTGGTGCTCTTTTTGGATTAGTCTCCATCAATCTACAGAACTCACTCAACCAAGCTCTACCCCTATTATCACTCACATCAAAACTACACCACCATAAATCATAGGTTAATAAATTACCCTTACTTTCATCTTCATTCAAATGATAATCACCATCGTTTCCTCTTGTGTGTATGCCATCAACTTTTACCATCTGTCTTTCATTGGTTGGAACACAAACACCAAACCTTTTTGTTATTGGTAATATGGTTCTCACATCTGGTGAAACAAACATAAGGTCCGAATCAACTGATATAGCAACGTCAGCAGTTGACTCCAATAAACCTTTAGCTTCGTAGTAATCACAACAATGCCAGCCCCATCTATGATTAGACTTTGTAAAAGGACTTTCGTCTATATCAACTAACCTCACTTCAACATCAGGATAGTTTTTACCTAACTCTTCAATATCAGTATACAATGTTAACTTAGCTTCTGGAAAGAATTTTTTCACAGAAGAATATGTTGGATCTAATCTAAACTCATCAGTAAAACTTCCTGGTTGATTAGCAGTAGACCTAGAACCAAATTCTGAAAATATAAACTCTACATTCATTACCCTCTCTCCTCTATAATTTTAGCTATGGTATTAGTAGTGCTATAATCATGATCTCTACTATTGAATATTATATCGATTGGCAAATCATCTCCTGTAAATGGTTTTCCTTTATGGTCTGCTCCTAATATACGGACATCAATAAATCCTACATTGTTGGATAGGTATTTATATAGTGCTGGTTCACCATCGTATAAAAAAGCATCGTCAACATGCCTATTTGATTTTACCATTAACAACCTTTCTTCAGCTGTCCAAATAGGTTCATTTTTAATTCTGCCATCTGGCTGACTAATTTTAGTTTTATATTCATTAACTGCTACTATTAAATGGTCACAGTATTGTGTACATTCTTTTAACATCATAACATGACCAGGATGCATGATATCGAAGTATCCGCTAGTAAATCCTATTTTCTGTATCAAAATAACTCCTCATAAACTCTCTTCATCCAATAAGTCCTATCTCTACCCATATCATTGTGAGGTATAGCATTGAATTGGTAAACCCAACCCGAATTATACAAATTAGTTAAGCTATCTTCCCAATAACATTTTGGATGATGATAAAACAAATTCTTTCTAACCATATCCATCATACCAAATTGTCTTGGTAGTAAGTTCAGCTCTAAGTTAAACTCTTTTCTCATGCAATTTATCAATGCTATATCACTTCCAGTAAGTAGTATATCATAAGATTCTATAATTTTTTTTCTATTTTTTTCATAAAAATCAAAAACTTTATCAAAAAACCATTTGTGTTTCTTACTAATAATCACAAAGCCAGTTTGAAAAAACTCATAAGATGGTATACAAAACCCTTTGTTCCAAAACATTTTAGAGTAACCATTGATAGCTCTATTTACCCACTCATAATCACCATCAGTAAGAACACTTGTGAATTGATTATTTGTTAATTCAAAAAAATCAGGACAATTAGGATGAACTATAGAATCAGCATCAACAACTAATACTTGGTCATACTCTATTTGATTGTGCTCTAGTATATCTAAAACACGCCATCTCTGCCAAGTTATTAACATATGAGATTCTGGACATAATAACTCTGACATAATGTAAACCTCGTGTCCATTTTTTTCAGCCCAAGCTTTCCAAGAGTTTATTCCATATTCATAACCTTGATGTCTATTTGAATGACCTATACTTGATTGAGCAGTTACATTTTTTTCTCTTTTTATATAAGGTATAAAAATTATATTCTTCATTTTTTACCTGTATGTTTGTCTAAGTAAAAATATAAATTGTCTCTACAATCACTATTCATATAATTAAATTTAAATTTATTTTTCCAAGCAACGTAATTAAAACTCAATTGATCTCTCTTACTACCATATTTAATTTCTTTCCACCAATCTTCCATAACCTTAATACAATCTTTCTCATTATGTCTTCTTAATATTACACCACCAGTTATTAATCCATTCTGTTCAGGATAATTATCATTCATATATCTTTCCATTTGATTTATTATGACTTTTGGATTATCTTTATAATTTTTCATTCCTCTTTCAGGAGTTATTTTCATATTTTTTTCACCGAACATCAGAATAGTTCTAGCCTCATCATAAATACAATTTCTTTTATCATAGGCCGGTTGTGAATCATGATTATGAAAAACTGCATTAACATTATTTAAATATTTATCTACTAACTCATTAACATCTCTCTTTATTATATAATTACCATCTATGTAAATACTGATTTCATATCCTTCGAGAAACCTATGTGGTAGTATCTTATATCGTTTAGCATTTCTCATGTTATCTTCATATATAGGTAAACTATTTTGCTCACTAAAACACTTCCAATCCCAACCTTCCGGTAACTGTGGTTCTACTACATCATCATAGTTTCCAAATACAGAAGTATATACAATTTTTTTGTTCACAGATAGGTTTCCCCTTCTACAAAATTATGTGCTATTGGAAATTGTCTTTGTACCTCATAACAATCTGAGTATCTGGCAACGATGTGATTAGCACCACATTGATTACTTATATTCACTTTGGCTTTAGATTTTATATAAAGCTGTATTCTCAAATGCATATGTTTCATATCTAAAGCTTTATCAACCGTTTTATACCCTATATCATCCAAGTCCTTATAGCTCCAATAAAAATATGGAAGTTTATTATCGTTTAAAAATTTATCTATTTTAGTATAGTCATTTTTGTAAGATTCTTCATCATACTTACCATACTGTGTGCCAAATCTGTCTGATATTAACAAACAACCAAACTCTTTATTACCAACATATTCACTAATGATAGCATCACCCAATTCCCTTTCCTCATCAGACCAATATACCTCTGGTTGAGAATCTTTTATTTCCTCCTTATTGAATTGCCAAAAAGTTAGCATTTGTTTTACTAATGGTATGTTTGGATTATCTTTATCATATATTCTGTAATGGTCGTGGTATACTTCACCATCTATTTTATCAACAAACTCATCTATATATGGATTATTGTCAAATGTTATATGAACATTATTATGTTCTTGTCCGAATAATTTTTTTAAAAGTTTTTTAGATGGTACGACCACTTTACAATTAGGATACTTTTCTTTAAGTAATCTTGGCATAGCTGTCACAATGCCCCAATCACCAATACCACTAGCAGTCTTCATAACCATAAATTCTTGCCTATCTAAATACTCATCTGGTATAAATAAACCCTCAGATTTTTCGAAACCTAAATTATCAGTTTCTTTAACATGATATAAATTATTGTCTAAAATTCGAAGAAAAATCATTTGATACTGTTTATTTCTTCATTATAAAATCTATTCTGCTCTACTTGTCTCTGTATTGTTTTTGGGTGAACAATAGAATACTTTTGCTCCATCGGTAAATGTGCATAAGTTTGAAATCCCACTATCTGTTCGTGGACAGGTTTTTCCCAACGTATGTTTGGTCGGTTACGAAAGATACGACCTTGCCAGTCAGGATAGTTTATCCATCCCTTTTCATTTATTTGATACCCATACATTCTACAATGCTCTTCCGTTATCCCATCTACCGTGTTTATTCTTGGAACATATATCAAATCAACTTCATTACCATCAAGTATCTCATGTATATCTTTCATGAACCAATGTGAAACCATTTCATCCGCATCCAAATTAAAACTATAATCACCAGAACACATATTCTTAAGGTAGTTTTTTTGACTGGCAAAATCATGTAATAGATTTCTTTGGTCTAATACAACATTTTCTGCTGATGAATAATAATCCAAAATAGCTTTAGTTTTTTCCTCAGTAGAATAATCATCTAATACAACGATCTCGTCCTGTGGTTGTTTAAATTTTACTAAAAATTCTAATAATTTTTCAAGAGTGTCGGTTTCATTATGAACCAACATTGAGTAACTAATTTTCATTGAATAAATTGAGTATTTATTTGTGTAACTTTTAGTGAGGTCAATTTACCTATTTTATAAGCTCTATATGCTTCTTTAAAAAATTTATCAGATAATATTACATCACTATAAAATCTTTTGGTGGACATTGCAGACCTTTTCTTTGGGTTAGAAATCTGAATCCTAAAATAATCATCAGTTAAATTAATTAGATTTTCGACTTCATCCAACTTAGTTTTTTTGAAATCCATTACTTGGAATAATTTTTTTAACTTAGTTGGGTTAAGATAATTTAAATTTAAACCTTCAATATTTTTTGTCTTACTGTCTTCATGTAAAAAAAGTAAAATAGGACGAGGATCCATAACACCTTGTTCAGAATAGTTAAATGTGACTATCATACCAGGTATTAGCCTACGAGATGGGACTGTTTGAATTGACTTAATTATCCGTCTGTTGTTGTATCGTCTTGCCAAGAACTTTCTCCATTTTTTCTACCATTTTATAAGCATCAGAAAATAGTGGAACCACCACCTCTGTCTCAGGACTCTGATGAGCAAATATTCTCCATTTTAATACACCATCATCAACCATAGGAATAACATTATAGTTTTCCGTGGTGAACACCGATGGTGCCCAATATCTACCCTTATCTGTTTCTATACATACATCTTTAAAATCTTCAGGAAAGGGTTTGATGTGAGTTTTCATTTTACTATTAGAAGCGTACCCACAGGCTAAACATTGCATATTTTGTTCACCATCACCTAACAATACCATTGACTCTTCTATCTCACTACAAGTTTCTAGTGGACACTTAACTCTTAACACAAAATCTTCCATTATGTTACCTTCTTTAATTTTGGTAATTTAAGTTTTGGTGGTTGTGGATTTTCGCCATCAACTTTTTTAAGTTTTGGTAATTTTAGACTAACAGCTTGTGGTGTTTCTTTTAACACATCATTAATAATACCATTAAATTTATTTGCCATAGCTTTTAGAGAAAACTCTCTTCTGTTTTTTTTACCTAAACGAGTAGCTTTCTTTTGTATTAATTTTCTTTTCTTGTGAAAAGTTCTAATTTTTCTAACTACATCCGCTTCATTTACATTAAACCACTTTGACGGTTCTACAATAATTGGTTTCCACAAAGCCGATTTAGGAACTTCTTTTAGAAACCCATCAATCAACATAGATTCTGAATCTGTAAGAAAGTCAAGATGACCACTCCATTTAGTAGCAATCACAGGTAAGTCACAGCAACTGGCTTCTAACATAGGTCTTCCAAATCCCTCACCATGAGTACAAGTAATGAAAGCGGCAATCTTTGGATGATTGTAAAGTGTTGACATTTCTTCAATAGTAAAGTCACCGTGTATTAAATAAATATTAGGTAAGTCTACACCCGTAAACATATCTTTTACTTTTTGTATTTTCTTCTTTGTTTCGTCTCTATCAAGAATACTAAAGTTGGCACCACTGGTTTTAAGAACAAGTGCTGGTGGATTAATAATATTAGAAAATGCTTTCAAAAATGATTTTATTAAAACTCCGATGTTTTTTCTATCTTCACCAAAACCACCCTTACCCCATTGCCCTACATGTAGATAAGCATAATCTTCTTTAATAAGTTCATTTAATTCTTGATACACATTTTTTTCTAATTCATGTTTTTCTTTAGGAAAATATATGTCTGTATCAACTCCCTCGAACAATACAGCTATAGGTTTTTCATTCTTTATCTCACCGGCTTTTTGTTTTTGACCATTGGGTAAATCTTGCATCTTATCGTATGTACAACGATTGAAAGTATCTGCCGTAAATTTAGATGGAACTATATTAAAGTTCATTCGATTCATACCCTCTAAAAATTCAGGAGACACAACATCTGTTTCTACACCAGCAGTTATACCGATATTGACCTTAGCACCACTGGCAAACTCATTAGGTATTCGGATATCAATAAGAACGTCTGGTTGACCTTGTATTTGTTCTTGATTTACAAAACTATCTAATAACTTTCTATGTCTTGGGACCTCAGGTCTTAGATGATTTCGTGGTGTGTTTCCCCACTTAACATCAAGACATTTAATATCCAAATCTTCCCTATCCATAATAGAATAAAAAAGAGAACGAGCATGGTCACCATAACCACTACGGGTATTAAAAGGTGCAATCATAACTACTGAACGTTTCATACTGCCTCCATGTAATATTTGGGTTGTGGTTTCCAATTATCAAAAGCACCATTCATAGAATCAATAAATCTCTGCCCCATAGCTTGTGATGTCATTAGATTATTTTTACAAAACTCTGTTCCCAACGAACCAAGTCTTTTTCTTTCTTCTCTACCCATGTCATATAGTTCTTTTAACTTTACAGCAGCATCTTCTGATTTACATCTATCATCAAAAATGTAAGGTGTCATTGGAGAACCTTGTAAAGATTTATTAGATGGATAAACAGGAAATACCCATTCACCATGTTCAGTATAAGTTGCTGTATGATTAGAACCTAACTCGATATAATCATCAGGTGTTAAGAACTCACCATCTTTCTTAAATCCACATTGGTCTTGTAGACCACCAGTAACATTTACAATAATTGGTGTTCCAACAGTAAGTGCTTCACAACTACCCAAACCAAACCCTTCATTACTAGCAAGATTGATATAAACGTCAGAAGAGTTAAATAATAAGTTCATCTCCGAATCATTAAAAGGTCTATTATCGACATCGTATGTAAAACAAATATCATATTCAGGACATAGGTGTTTATGAACTCTCGGCAAGTCCGTTCCATTTTCATCTATCGGAGCACAATGATAAATAAGAACACATTCTTCTCTTTGTTCAGGTGTTAATCCATCCATAAAATATTTATAAGCCAATAAAACATCACCTGGCATTTTTCTTCGAATGTTTCTATTACTGTAAAGTATTTTAAAGGTTTTATCGGACAAACCATATTTAGCATCAAAATCCAATAATGAAGTATCGTCATCTTCCACTTTATGAAATCTTCTATTTGATATACCATGTGGTACATAAGTTATCTGCCAGTCTTCATAATTAGGTAATAATCTTTTATTGATACCATAAGTTTGTTTTGATATTGCCATCAATAAATCACAACTCTTGTAATAGTTGGTATTGTATTGAGGATCTGGTAAGTCATCCCAAATATTGTAATAAAATATTGGAATATCTCTACGGATTTCTGATTCCATATTATAGAACCAAATCCAAAAACGAGGATCTGTGTAGTGAAGTATGGCATCTGGTTTTTCCATTTCTATAACTTGTCGAAGTATATCCTCATTTCCATACCCACTAACTGGATATATTCTAAGGTATCCATCTTTTATCCCAAAGTCTTTTTGAAGGCCTTCAGACATATCAACAATCTTACCCTCCTCTGGATGTTTTATAGCTCCACCAATTTGAACCCAATCGTATTCGTTCAATGTTTCAAACACAATATCTTTAGACACAGTAGCTATTCCACTATGCATCCTTAAGTCATCAGACATCAATAATATTTTTTTCTTACCCATTTATCAACTTCCTTGTGTCATCACCTTGATAATTTTTAGGAAAATATTTATTCAGAACATTTAATTTATCATCATATTCGGCGATAAATTCTAACTCTTTTTCTATAGTTTCCATGATATCAGCGTGTTCTGCCACACCAACTGAATTGTGTAATAGATTCTCAACATTAATACGATGTTTTTCTATGTGTGCCTCAAAATGTATTTTACTAGCTTTAATTAATTCTTCTCTCATCAGAATTGACTCCCACTTACATGAAGTTGGTCATAAGTTTCTATTTGTTCCTGAATAGTATTGTCATGTATGTATTGATGAATAGAACGATTGACTAACTTTTGTAAATTCATTGATGAGTTGACAGTTTTAAACTTAAATTGTTCATATAGTGATTTAAGTATTTTTACAGATGTCAACTTTGTTAAACTATCTCTTTTCATAACCGATTCCTTGTTTATAACTCGTATATATAAATATATGACTCAATTAATAACAAGGGTTTTTTTTCCAAATTTCTTAGCATAATTTATGGTTGATACAGAACCTGGTGATTCAACTCCTCTTGGAATAAATGCCACAACATACTCTGAATGAATGGCAATCTGTTTATTACGAGCAAAGAAGTTTTTAACACTATAAGGTTTACCATAATTCCTCTCATGTAGTGGACAATATAAATTATGTGCCTGATGTGCTGGTGGATACTCTTCATATTGTAATCCCAATTCAAGAGCATACTTTTTAGCATAAAAATCAGCTCCTTTGGGACAACCACCACTCACGATGATTGTGGTGAGACCTTTCTCTTCTTTTAATTTAAAAATAAATTCTTTTATCTTCTTTCGGTTTTCGTATTCTCGACTACCGACAATTCCTACCTTTAAAGGATTTTCCCCCATTTACAATGCTCCGTATCATAAAATTCACAAAACTTACATACCTTACCTGGCTTCGCAGCGTAAGTTCTTTCTAATAGATATTTACCCTTATCATCAAACACACCTTTTCTAAACTCATCAAACTTAGTCATAACCTTATTAATACTTGGAACTCCGTTTGCCGGTTCAAACTTCTGTAGTCTTGTGATTAGAAAATCAGAATTCTTAGCTATCTTTCTTTTTAGGATCAAAAACATTACATCTATCTTATCTAACGGAACATCAAATAGTTCTGAGTAATATTTCTTGTAAAGCAATAACTGAGACTTCTTATTGAAATCCTTCTTCTGATAATCTGTCCAACCACGAGTAGCAGTTTTTAGGTCAACGATAACCACCTTACCTGATATCTTGTTTCGTAAAACAACATCCAAGAAACCCATCATTTCCACACCCTCTTGGACATCTTTTAGGATTGGAACTTCTATACCAACTAACTCCCAATTCTGTTTCATAAAGTATTTATTACGATACTTTCTGAAATGTTCTAAGATAGCAAGACCATCTTGATAGAACTCCATCATTTCGTCTTGACTACAAGGTAACACATTTTGACTTTCTTTTATCTTAGTAAACTCGGCAACCATCTCTTCTTTTAACCGAGACTCCATATTAATCTTCTCAGCAGCAACAATAGATTTATTGTACATTACCGATAGATACTCTTGTATTACGGTGTGCATTGCTGAACCAAAGAGAGTATGTATGTTACCTACGAAAGTTCCTAACTTATCTATATAACGAAGTTTCCATTTAAGGTTACAATCGTTATAAGTGGTAAACTGACTATGTGATATATGTGCCATTAAATAATTTCATCAATCATTCCATATTCTAAACAAGTTTTAGCATCCCACATCAAATCGTGTTTTAGTATTTCGTTGAGTTTCTTCATTGGTATCTTTGTGTATTCTTTATAGATGTTCTTAATATTCTTCATCATCAAATCCAAGTTTTGCTTCTCATCCTCGAAGTTTGAGTATGTGCCCCAAAATGTAGTAGATAATTGATGAACCAACATATAAGAATTCCTACTCATATATCTTTTCTTACCAACTACCGTTAAGAATGTCGCGGCACTAGCAGAAAAACCATCAACATATGTCTCAACAGGAACTTTACATCTCAATATAGTATCCATAGAAGCAATACCACTAACTATAGTTCCACCACCTGAATTAATAAATATTTTTACTGACGGTGGTAATATACCAAGAGTTTTTGATAATGTCAAGCTTTTACTTTCTAATTCACCAATCTTTTTATTTAACTCTACACAAGAATTCCTATTTACGCCGGAGTAAAAATATATTTTATTATCTTGTACTGATATGTGTTTTTCACCAGTAGAAGTATCAGCTTTTCTTGGTTTTTGTTTCTCTCCCCAATGTCTTTCCATTATTTACCCCATTTTCCATTTTTAACGATTGTTGCCATAATACCATAGTTAGATACATCCAAATAAGCATCTTCCATAGGTTCACCTTGTACTGCATTATCTCTACCACTCATTAGTAAAGTCTTAAGTCTTTGTATCTTGTCATTCATTCTAAACCAAAGACCTGTAAGTGATAGGTGTATTTCCTCTTCAGTTTGTAACATAGTACCAACTGAAATATTACCAGGACCATAGTCGTGTTGTTTCTTTAAGAACAACTCGTATTGTTGTCTTTGTAATCTTTTGAACTCTTTTGTCATAACTGGCCATTCCTTTTCCATTTGTTCTACAACTGGATGAATGTCCTCTACAACTTCTAGTTCTCTTTCTTTTATATTCATGTTATACCTTTATTACATTTGTTAATTGTATTAAAATAATTGATATCGCTAATAATATACTTATTAATGTTTTAAGTGTAGGAATTTCACCAATTAGTAACCAAGCTAGTAGACCAAACACAATCGTACTAATACCAAATCCAGCCAATCTCATGTTCCAAAAAGCACCAAAGTATTCATAAGACCATTTGGTGCTCCAAAAGAATAGTGGTGCTATAACAAGACTTGTAGCGTACATCCACCAGATAGATTGTAACCATTGTTTATTCCACACAACCCATCCTTGTAACTGAAAAAATGCGAATAATGAACCAATCAATTGAGCAATAATTGCCATCCATAACTTACTCATTTAACACCCATCTTTTTTATTTCCTTTTCTGTTTTACCATACTTGGTTAGTAAAGACTTTAACTCGTCTTTGTTCATCAGTCGATAGTATTCACCGGCTTGTATCTTGCTGACCTCAAAGTATTCTTGAATAAAAGGAACAACCTTTTCATTGACCTTTGTTTTTTTACCACTAAGGTATCTTAGATATGTTTTCTTGTTTGGAAGTAAAGAACAATAAAACTTGTAGACAGCCGAATGTGGCATCACCTCGATTGTTAACTTCTGAAAGTGATTAACAATAGGTAAGAAATCATCACTCATACTTAAATAACGATTAACCATGAACGGACTAAACTTCTTTTGCTCTTCTTCCGAAAAACTATCCCAAGGTCTTTTTTTGGTAAATAGTTCATCTATCCACTTAAATAAGTTCATCTAATTCCTGTAGTGGTAACATCTCCCCACAATTTCCACAATTAAAAACTTGGATTGGAGCGATAACTTCTTTACCAGTAGGTGAAACAATAGCAGATATTTTCTTTATAACATAACCTTGTATAAAGATACTATTCCCACACGATTGACACTTCATAGTATCAGCATCCTTCAAATCAACTTGAACTTGTTGTTGTGGTAATGGTTTTTTTGGTTTCATATTCATTGTAGTCTCCTAAGTATGTTAGAGATGGTAGCCATAAAATTTATTTCTTTATCTACGACCAATACATCTTGATAAGAACCATTTGATATATCAACGATAATCTCTGGTAGTTTCTCTACAGAAATATTCTCTACCTCATCATATAGGAAACGATACAGCTCTGTGTAATCTGTAAAGTTACTATCGGCCACAAACTTACGAATAGTTCTTAAATCAACACCTTGTTTTATCATATCTAAGAACTGAAGTTTGAACTCGTTATGTAACATTCCATCTTTGTCTATCTTTAACTGACCATCAATCGCCTGTCTCTGTAAATCATTGATGACTTTTCTTAAGTCAGGATATCCTGCAGTTACCACGAGTGCCAAATCGTCTAAATCAAAAGAGATATTCTCTTCTTCCAAGATATACTTGGCGTGAACAGCAACATCTTTCTTTGATGGTGGGATAATCTTATAGGTCTGACATCTACTTTGTATCGGGTCAATAATTTTCTCAACATAGTTACAAGTCAAGATGAATCGACAATGTTGTGAGAATGTCTCCATAAGATTACGAAGAGCCGGTTGAGCTGAGTTAACATTAAGATAATCAGCCTCATCCAAGATTACAATTTTGTTTGGTTTAAAACCAACAGAAGAAGCAAAGTTCTTAAGTTTATCTCTTACCAAGTCTATGTTTCGTTCATCCGAAGCATTAATATAGAGATAGTCACATTCAATAGCATTTACGATAATCTTGGCAAGGGTTGTTTTACCCCCACCGGCTCTACCATACAATAATAGGTGTGGAACGTTTTGTTCCTCTATGAACCTCTCGACTTTTGTCTTGAGAGTTTCATTACCAACATATGTATCTAATGTCGATGGACGATATCGTTCCACCCATAATCCATGTGAACTCATACTATACCTGTTGTGATACTAAGTAATATTTAACAGAAAAGTCATCTATCTTAAACTCAATATGAGCAAGACCACCTGAACTTACTTGAAGAACTGCCTTAGAACATTCTTTGTTCGCATTTAGAACTTCCTTAAATAAGTTGGCGTTGAAGACGATTGGTTCAGTTAGTTTTACAGCACCACTCTGAACTTTGATACTAATACGATTTGAGTTGATGTCACTAAAACCAATGACGAACTCTACACCACCATCTGTTGGTTGTATAGAAAAATGTTCTACATCGGATAAAGCACCTTTACCACGAATAAAAGAATTGATGAACTGAGAATCGATATTGATAAGAGTATCAAACTCAGGTATGTTCTTTAGTTCTGGCACATCAGGAATTACACCAAGAGCAGCAAGAACATAACTTACAGATATTTTACCATCTGAAAATCCAAATGCTACAGGTTGTGATTCATCTGCTGGTGACTTAATTACATTGAAATCAATCTTATCAGCAAGAGTTCCTAACATTTTAGAAAGAAGTGGTGTGTCATAAACACCTACCTCAAAGTTTGGAAGTGATTGTTTACTAAGTGATAATTCACCCAAAAGACTTTTGTCTGGTGATATAAAACGAGTAGAAAGTGTATCGCCATTTGACTCCCACTTTACTGAATTTATACTACCACCAAGATTGTATTTTTGGATAAATGTATCTAATGTGATTTTATTCATTATTGTTATTCTCCATATTAATATATTAATTTACTAACTATTTGACTAAAAGTCAAGTTAAAAAAACTTTTCAATTGTATTTTTCTTTTCTACTGGCATATCCCAAGACATAGCATCATAAAACATCTTAATCTTTTTACTAAGGGCTTTATCAAATAATTTATCTCGGTCAATATATTGATTGATAAAATCTATGATTTGTTTAGGATCGTCATAACCTTTGTAAGCCAAACCATCAATATTATAAGGATTTTGTTTTAGATAAACCCAACGAACCTTGTTACCATTTGAAATAGGTTCGTGGTTAGTAACCTTGAAATGTCTAAGTAAGTCATTGTAAATAACAGAAGCTTTGGTGTGAACTGGTGCTCCTTTCTTCATTGATGTAAACATTGTCTTACTCTGAAATCCATTTTTTGATTTATCAATGTATTTATTCATACCTTTAACACCTGTTGGAAGAGCAATCTTATCTAACTCCTCATCCTTTAGATTATTTTTAAAATTTAGAATAAACTCATCAATCTTTTCTTTTGGAACTTTGGCAAGGATAGCTTTTAGAACCTTAGTCATGAAGTCACGAAATGCTGGTGGAAATGAACTACGAACAATATCTAAACCTTTAACATCAAGTTTCTCTACTTCCAAACCACCATCGTTGATAATCCATTGACCATATCTTTTCTTGGTAACCCAAAAAGCAGATTTAGCAATCATCTCTTGTTTAATCTCAAAACGATGGTCGCCTCTGATATTTAAAAACTTACTACTGAAGTAATTGTAAGATTTATTAATATAGTCTTGAACCTCACCAGCAATCTTAAGGATTTGTTCTGTCATAAACTTATCATCTTCGACATCAGCATTCGGAAACCTATTCTTAACAAGTGGTAGAGCAGAGTAGAAAACTGAGTCTGTATCTGTGTAAATACAATAATCTTCCTTCGTGTTTAGTATCTTATTATAGTAACTATTAGCAATCGTTTCTGTAAATTGAATCAATTTCTGACCTGTTGTTGTCGTACCTTCAGCGTTGTCAATATCATAAAACCTAAATACTGTCAATCCTAAAACTCCGTACAAACTATTTAGAAGAATTTTCTGTACCAATTGTCGTCTGTCAAAATAACCGTGTAGTTCGTCATTCCCTTCTTCACCATACTTCTTTGCCAGTTTTCTATACTCTACTCTTTCGTTAAACCACTTCTCAAGTATTGCTGGTATAACACCCTTTTGTTTGAGGTCATACAAAACACCATTTGATGAAATGGATACTTCATTCTTGTTAAAGAAATCTTTAAGTTGTCCACTTGTAAAGGTTCTGATTGTCTTACCACCCTTATCTACAGAATAGTGTTTCTCTTCACCTTTAATAAATTCTTCCGCATCCCAACCATTTATCTTACCTATTTTAGTTTCTGGCGACATATTCAAAGACATAATGATACTTGGATACATAGATGTTAAGTCTAAATCAAATACCCAATCATAACGACCTGGTATTGGTGATTTAACATACGCACCACTAAATCTACCCTCCGAACCGTCATATGTCACATTAGCTCCTTTACTCGGAGCAACTAAACCTAAACTACGAAGATATACTAACATAGCACCCTCAATGTATCGAGAACTAAAGTAAACCTCTTCGTAAGGTATCCTACCCAAGTGAGATACAGCTCTAGCTAAATCCAAAAATTTAAACTTTTGGTCAAGTGCCTTAACTATCTCAACATCGTTTAGGTTGTATTCAATAAACTTATCAATGTCATCTCTGTATAAATCATCTAATGTACCTTCATACTCGACCTTACCTAACCCTACCTCTATTGTTCCGATATGGTCTAAACGATAACTTGATTGTTGTGTATATGTAAATTTTCTGTATAAATCCATATAATCTAAAGAACTAACACCAGCAATTCTATACATCTTTTTGTTTGGATTATATTTAACGATTTGTATTGGTGATAGAGCATTAGCAAACTCCTCACCTAAAACTTTTGAAAGACGATTATATAAATAAGGAATATCAAAGCCATTAGTGTTCCAACCAGTAACACAAGTCGGTTGAACCTTTATCCAATATCTTAAAAACTCTTTGAGTAACTCTGACTCTGTAGAATAAAAACGAATGTCTACTTCGTCTTTGATATTGTTTTGTCCCTCTCCTAAAACATAAACACGATACTTTCCATCGTGTTTGGTATACATAGCAACCGAGGTAACTTTGTTTTGTGCTTTAGATGGTTCAGGAAAACCATCGGTAACTTCTACCTCGATATCAAAAAATAATTCTCTGTGGTTTTTAGATGGTTCATCAGAGTCTTCGTACCTATCCAAAAGGATACGAGTTTCTAATGGAACATCAGACTCGAACACACGACCAGTCTTAAAATCTTCCTCTGTCCAATATGTGACTTTCTTAAGTTTGTCTCCATAGATAGAGCGATATGTGCCACTTCCATCTCGAACATAGGCGTAATTCTTAAATATAAAATTTTGATAACCAGCTACATCATCCCAAAGATGAACTTCTACTTGATTACCACCTCTTTTTTCACACCAAATATTTTGATACATTTAGATTATAAAATCCCCATTTTCGATATGTAAATATAATAATAAAACCATATATAAGTCAAGTGTTTTTTAATCCATTAAAAAAATTTCTTGTGAATCTATCAATGTGTTTTGTATACTCCAATACAATCTCATTTCACTACCAGAGCCTTTATTTTGCATAACCTGTGTTGGACTTAATAAGTTATAAAAATATCCTAGACTGTCAACTATTGAATATCTATTAGTAGTCCATCTCAAAGTGTCTACATTTACATTCATTGTATCTCTATTACCAAAGTTATCATACCATATTGCTTTAGTTCTACTATTAGACAATAATCTGTAATGTCCACTTGAGTCATCTTCATCCCAATACATATTACTCCACCAATGCACCACTAATCTTTCTAAAGGTATGCTATCTTCGGAATGTAAATGTCCCCATATTGGTGTTGACGTAATCCATGTGTTATCTAATATTTCTATTCTAGGAACTCTTAGCATTGTAACTATGATATTTGATTTATTTTGCTCTTCAATCCTATCATCACATCCGAATAATAATAATAAAAATAATAACTTTTTCATTTAAATACCTTTGATAAAAAGGGGGATATATTTCAATCCCCCTAAATTTATCGTTTTAGAAATTAACAGAAAGTCCTAAGTTAAAATGTCTTGGTGTTCCCAAGAATACTTCAGCATTATGAGCAAGGTGAAGTTTATCACCGTAGCCATTGTACTTACTGTTATCAACAGCATCTTGAACATATATATCGTCAAGTGCATTAAATACATGACCTGAAAGAGTCAAGTCAAGACCAGCAATTTCTGGTAGTTTGTAAGATAGATGTAAATCTAACTTACCATAAGATGGAGATTTCCACACTTGTGCTCTGTCAGCATCACCATCAACCTCACGAGAATCAGGACTCCAATCAGCATAGTGGTTATCATACCATCTATAAAGACCTTGTACTCTTAATCCATCA